TTACGGCATTTTTTCTATCTCGTCTCTGAGCCACTCAATATCACGGATTGTATAGACCGCCTCGGTTACGTCTGTGATCTTGTGACCGGCAAGACGCTTCACAACATATTCATCCACGCCCGCCTTTTTCGCCATCGTAATGAATGTTGTTCGGGGATCATGCGGTCGATGTTCGGAACGAAGGTGCAGTGCGGCAACGACCTTGTTAAAACGTCCAGCGTATTTATCATAGGTGATTTTCATACCGCCCTTGGTAGCTTCCGGATCATTAAAGAGGCGGTCGCTTCCAAGAGAAATTGCTTCGTCATAATTTCTTTTTACCAAGTCCCGAATACGAGTGTGGATCGGGACGGTACGGTGCCTGCCGGCCTCAGTCTTCATACCGCCGGTAATACACCACTTTTCAAAGTCAACGTCTTTTAATTCCAAGAGTCCCATTTCTTGGGGACGCCATCCCATATAGCACTGTATAAGCAACCAGTCGGCGAATTTAATATTGTCAGCAGCACTCCAAAGGGCTTCCATCTCAGAATCATTGAAGTTAATATGGCCACGCTTTGCGTCCTCTTTTTCTTTGATAATGTCATTTGAAAGTTCAAAGGTACGAGCATAGTTTTTTGAGACAAGATCATATTCCATAGCATAGTCCAGCATGAGGTTAAACATGGATTTTATTCTGGATTTCGTTCCAGGAGATGCAGGCACCTTAGCTCCGGCATCTTTGCCCCGGTTTTGAATTACATATCCGTCTTCCATGATTCCTTTTATGTGGCGGGCACGCAGATCCTTTACACGCATCCCCTGTATGGCGTGACAATATCTCCAGGCAGCTATTATTGTCCTGGAAGAAGAATCACTTTCTAGGGTAGGGAAGTAAGCTGCTGTCCATCTCTCGTAAAGCTCGGCCAAGGTCATGTTATTGTTCTGAATGTCGTAGGGGTTAGCTCCGTACTCAGCTAATGCCTGCAGAGCATCTTTTTTAGTCTTAAAGGTCCCGATAGGAACTCTGTTCTGTACTGCTTTTCCGGTTTCTTCATTTATGACCCAGCCGAGAGTCACTCTGGCCAGATATGGCTTACGCCGGTTTCCGGATAATTTAGTTACGCTTCCATAGCCATTCGGTAATTTCAATAGATCATCTCCTGTCACAATGCAATGGTTTCGATAATGTTTCCGAGATCCTGGAAATTTGTTTTTATCGGCTCCAGAGAAAGGAGAGAGTTTAAAGCTATACTTTTCTGGTTAGGCTTTTGCTGATCCAGAACAGAAGTAGGCAATACATAAAATTCCCAGAGATCAAGATTTCTTATGGATTGCTCGCGACTTCTGGCAGTATACAGGCAAAAGACGTACAGGTCAGAATGGCGGCTCCGCTCAGGAGAATAACCTGTCTGCGGATTCCATGCTCGCTTTGGTGCGATGTCAAAAATAATGTGTGAAAAGTAGTCCTCGGTCCAAGATTGAAGGTAAGCGGCAGATTTTACCTCAATCCTTCTCCCGGAAGGGCTGGCTAGATCATAAGGCGTCCAGTCAGTCCTCAAAATTTCTCGGGGGGTAAAAATGAGAATGATTTTTTTACGAGAAATTCTGCCAGCACCCCTCGAAGCGTATTGTTGAGCAGATCAGAATAAGCCCAGCTCCAAAATTCAGAGACAGATATTCCAGTATCATTTCCATCGAGAGTAAATTTCTCATTTCCGTTTAGTAGTTCCATTGTTTTCTCCTCGTTAGGTAAGGACAGCCGGCAACTCTCCACTTAGAGATTGAAGCAGAGAGAGCTGACACGCTTCATCCGAGAGAGGACCGTAAGAGTGAACCATGGCAATTAGGGATTCATCAGGTAAAGAGATACGGGCCTGCAGCCTTTGGATTTTGGCGGTTGTCCTGTACAAAGTTTGGGTGTCACAGCAATTAAGACTTGCGCAGAATGAAGCAAGGTAAAAAAGAATGGCCGGTGCGTCATGCCCGGCCATCTCTTCTGTTCTTGCAAGTGCGAAATACTTGGTTGCGTTATGTTGCATAAAGCATCCTCCTGTCAGTACCGAGTTTTGCGATACCAGCTCAGCCGGATAATCTTTTCCCTTCGTCAACGTATTTCTTTGAGTCCTCGACAGCACGCAAGAAGCCCTTAATTTCTCCCATAAATTCATATTGCTTGCTCATGGGAAGTTCGTGGAATAAATCCAAAAGTTCTTCGTCCATTGCGGAAAGCTTCGGCTCTTGAACCTCTGGCTGTTCAATGACAGCGGGACGTTCTTTACCGGTCAGGAGATAATCCAGCGAAACGCAAAGAAAATTTGCAATGGCCGGCATATAGCGAGCCGGAGGATCTTTCTTCCTGGTTTTCCATGTAGACATAGTAGATGTTTGGATATCGAGAACCTTGCACAATTCTATGGCCGTTTTATCACGCTCTGCGAGTAAATCGGATATGCGTTCAATGATTTCCATTAGACACCTCCAAGTGTAAAAATATACGCAAATACGAGGTAAAATCTTTACAAATACGCAAATTCGTGCTATAATATAACCATGAAACAAATTATTATTCGTGGTTGCGAGCCTATGATTTAAAATCTGTTTCATGGTGATTGCGTGTTCGTAATAACTCGTATTTGTATTATAGCACGCACTCGAAAAAAATGCAAATGCGAATCGCAGATGCAAGAAAGGAGATCGATGCAAATGAGCAATACTACTGTCCCCATTTCTGAATGGTGCAAGGAAATAAGAGTTGCGCTTGCGAGGAAGGAAATGAACCTTCAGAGTGTAGCTGATGAAATCGGCTACAGCTATACAACGATAACAGCCCTTATCAGCGGCCGGATCGTAAAGGATAATTACCTGGATATCGCAAAGAAAATTAACGAAGTTCTGGAAGTGAATGTGCTTCCGGAAAAGCCGCAGCTTCCGTCTGATGAATGGTGTGGAGCAGTGCGAGCGAAACTGTATGTGAAGAAAATGAATATCAGCGAGCTGAGCAAGTCCATCGGATTCAATCGAGACAAGGTATCATTGGTGCTGAACGGCCATGCACTTGATTGGCCAGTGATCGAGAAGATCAATGAACAGTTAAAAGTGGAAGTACCGGCCGTTCCTGTAGGTACTGATTAAATTATAAGTGAAAGTAAGGTAAATGAGAATGGGACGGAACCCTATAAAAGAAAACCAGAATCCGTATTTTAGAGCCAGAAAACAGGCGGCAGAATGGGATGCGAGGCTGGAAAGCAGAGAAAGAGCATCGGAGCTTATAGGAATTGCGGCATATACACTGGCAGACTATGAGCTGGGGAATGTTAAAAGAGTGCCAGCCGACAAGGTTTTGATAATGGCGGATCTGTACAACGCACCTTGGCTCCTGAGCAATTATTGCAAGAATGAATGTCCGATCTGCGGATTCCTTCCGCTTGCAACGGAAGAGAAAAATATATGCAGTGTGACCGTGAGATTATTAAAAGCTTTGAGAGAAGATGAGCTGGAGAATATGAAAAATCAGCTGCTTGAAATATCCCAGGACGGAAAGATAAGGGACGATGAGGTAGGAGCGGTGAGAAAGATATCCGAATATCTTGACGGCATCGCAGAGGTAATAAGTGAATTTAAAATAATGAGTGATAAAGCCCTGAAAGGCAAATAGGAGGATACGATGAGAAAGGTTAGACGGTTACTGAAGGAAAATTGGATACCGATTGTAGTTGGTATTCTTCTCACGAAGTGGGCCGTAGATTATGCATATCGAGTGCGGGGTTATGACGCAATAGGGAGTGAATGGTTAGTATTACCGTTCACCATTTTTATTTTTAACTGGGGAAAAGCTGCGTGGGAAGATTTAAGAGGTGAATAGGTATGTGTGCAGTATGTAGAAAAAATCCATGTGACAGCAGATGCCCGAACGCAGAAGAGCCGAGATCCATATATACCTGCGAATGGTGCAAGGAGCCAATTTATGAAGGTGATAAGTATATGGATACTCCAGAAGGCCCGGTTTGCAAAGATTGCATAGAAGGCATGAGCGTAACAGAATTTTGCGAGTTGATTGGAGAATCATTCAAAACAGCAAAGAAGGAGGAAGAATAGGATGGCAGATCAGACAGGAATGCAGCCGGCAGCACCACAAGCGGCACCAGCTGTTCCAGTAGTAAAACAGGTAAAGGAGTTGCTTTCCCAGGACAAAATCAAAGAAAAGTTCGGAGAAGTATTAGGACAGAAAGCCCCTCAGTTTATGGCCTCGATCACCAATACAGTATCAGGAAGTGCACAGTTGAAGAAATGCCCTGCAAATTCAATTATCGGAGCTGCGTTTGTAGCGGCAACATATGACCTTCCGATAGACAGCAACCTTGGATTTGCGGCAATCGTTCCATATAACGAGAGCGTTTGGAACCCCAAGAAGAAAGACTGGGAGAAGGTTCCGAAAGCTCAGTTCCAGATGATGTACAAAGGGTTCATTCAGCTGGCAATCCGGTCGGGATACTACGAGCGAATGAATTATGCGGTTGTATATAAGGACGAGCTGGAATCGTACAACCCAATAACAGGCGAGATTAAGTTTGTGGAAGATTTCAGTAATTGCAAGCAGAGAGATGCCGGAGATGAAGCAAATGTGGCCGGATATTATGCCTGGTTTAGATTGAAGACTGGTTACAGCCAGGAGCTGTATATGTCGAAGAAAGCAGTGGATAATCATGCAAGAAAGTATTCCCAGGCGTACAGATATGATTTGAACAAAGGCAAGAAGTCAAGTAAGTGGACCACAGATTTCGAGGCAATGGCACTGAAAACAGTCATTAAGCTGCTTCTTAGCAAGTGGGGAATTTTATCAGTGGATATGCAGAGAGCCATCCAGGACGATCAGAAGACGTATGACGAAGAAGGAAACGGAACTTATGGAGACAACAAGCCGGATTCAGTTCCAGAATTGGAAGCACAAGATCCGTTCGAGGTAGTAGAGGAAGAACCAGAAGACGTAGATATTGATGCAATGTAGGAGGGATGATACATGGTTTTGACGGCAGAGAATTATTATAGCCAGGAAGCGAATGAAGAATATATGAGCGTATCACAGTTCAAGGATTTCTGTGGTACATATGGGAAAATGCCTTGCGAATTTACCGCAATGGAAAAGTTGAAGGGAAGATGGGAAGAGCCAAAGTCGAAGGCTCTCATGGTTGGAAGTTATGTGGATTCCTACTTCGAGGGAACATTGGATAAATTCAAGGCAGAGAATCCAGACCTTTTCAAGAGAGATGGAACGCTGAAAGCTGAGTTCGTGAAGGCTGACGAAATTATTCAGAGAATCGAAAGAGACGATTATTTTATGAAATTCATGTCCGGCGAGAAACAGGTAATTATGACGGGCGAGCTGTTTGGGACAAAGTGGAAGATCAAGATGGACAGCTATATTCCAGGCATTGCAATCGTAGATTTAAAGGTTATGGCATCGATCACGAAGCTGGAATGGGTAAGAGACATCGGATATTTGGATTTTGTACGGTACTGGGGATATGACATCCAGGGTGCGATTTACCAGGAAATCGTCCGACAGAACACTGGAAAGAAGTTACCGTTTTATATTGCTGGAGCTACGAAGGAAAGCGAACCGGATATTCGGATCATTCATATCACCGACAATTATCTGGCCGAGGCTTTAAATCTGGTAGAAATGAATATGGCAAGAGTCCTGGCGGTAAAATCAGGTGATGCAAAGCCGGATCGGTGTGAATTGTGTGATTGTTGCAGAAAGACAAGAGTTCTGAAAGCCCCTATCTCTATTACGGATTTGACGGCAGGTATTTGATATGGCCGAAAAGAAGTATTACTGGCTGAAAATGACGGACCAGTTCTTTGAGGATAAGGCAATAAAGAAACTGCGGAAGATAGCAGGGGGCGATACCTATACGATCATCTATCTAAAAATGCTCCTGACAGCGATTAAGCAGGGAAACAAGATGTATTTTGAGGGCGTAGAAGACGACTTCATGGAAGAGTTGGCTTTGGAGCTGAATGAGGATACGGATAACGTAAAGGTGACAGTAAGCTATCTGAAAAGCAAGGGGCTGATAGAAGTTCTTGGAGCAGATGAAATATTGCTGACGCAGTGCGCTGAGATGGTTGGTTCGGAAACAGATGCAGCAAGAAGAAAAAGGCTGCAGAGAGATCGGGAACGGAACCGGGCAATAGGAGCAGATCCGGTACTGGCCTTGGAAGAAAAGCAAGAGGTCAGCACAGAAAAGAAACCAGCCAAGAAGAAGGCAGAGAATACAATCCAGTTATTCCATCGTTTGGTTGAAGATTACTACATTTCCGAGGCCGTCCGAGAAAAGATGGAGGTCTGGTTCCGGTACAAGATGGAACGTAAGGAATCATACAAGGAACAGGGAATGAAATCGTTACTCAAGAAAACTGAAAACTATGAAAGAAACTATGGAGCAGATGTAATCCGTAATCTCATCGAAGATTGTATGGCAAATAACTGGAAAGGAATTATTTGGAAAATCCTGGATGAAAGAAAACAGCAACGGCCGGTAACGAGAACTGAGCAGATACAGCAGAGAGTTAGTGAGGTAGATAACTGGTAATGGAAAGAGAACAGTTCAAGGTTTTGGTGAAGGCGATGAAGGCAGTATATGCACAGCCGACTTTCATTCCAGATCAGGACGCTTTCAATGTATGGTTCGCATTGCTGGGGGATTTGCCATATAAACAGGCAGAGCTGGCAGTTCAGAAGCATATGGCAACTGAGAAATTTCCGCCGACAATAGCGGATATAAGGGAAAAGGCAGAGCAGATCACTTCTGTAAAAGAAACGGAAATGAGCGAACTGGAAGCCTGGGCGATGGTGAGAAAAGCAATCGGAAGATCAAACTATTATGCAGAAGAGGAATTTGAAAAATTGCCAGAAGCCTGCAAGATAGCAGTTGGAAACCCAAGCAATCTAAGAGAATGGGCGATGATGGACTCAGACCAGGTTGGAACCGTGGAGCAGTCACATTTTGTGAGAAATTATCGGACGGCGGTGCAGAGAATCAAGGAAGACCGGAGGATACCAGAAAAGGTAAGAGTAGCAATAGCCGAGGTAAGAAAACAGCAGATGCAGATTGAAGACAGGCACGAAAAACCCAAGCTGCCAGCCCAAGAAGAAAAAGAGCCTGAGACACAAGGGGGAATGTCAGAAGAAACCAGGAAGAAGCTGGAAGCATTACGAGGAAAGATGGGAAACATCAGGAGGTAGAACAATGGCTTTTAAGAAAGTAGCAGAGATCAGTATTGATAAGCTGGAGGACAGAAAAACTGTAACAGCAATCTTGCACGCAAACGGATATACAGTCGGGCCAGGAAAGCGTAAGAAAACGCCTACAGGGAAGCAGCTAGACTATTATCTGAAAGTTTACAAGGAAGTTGAGGAGGACGGAAAGGATGAATAATCCAGAGGCGTTCAGGGAGGATGAAGTGCGAAGCATAAAATTCGTTGTTCCAGGCCTGCCATTTGGCAAGCAGAGGCCAAAAGTGACCGTCAGGAAGTTTACTGGCAGTGACGGTAAGGAAAAGAAATTTGCAAAGGCATATACGCCGAAAAAAACAGTAAATTACGAAAATCTGGTTAAGATGGCATACCAGGAGAAAGCAAAAGGGAAGAGGTTCAAGGACGAGGATATGCTGGATGTTCGTATCATTGCCTATTACAACATCCCGCCGTCAACCAGCAAAAAGAGAAGAACGATGATGCTGGAGCATAAGATCCGGCCAACTAAAAAGCCAGACTGGGATAACATCGGAAAGATTGTCTGCGATAGCTTAAATAATATTGCGTATCACGATGATAACCAGGTTGTAGATGCACAGGTAAGAAAGTTCTTCTCAGAGAATCCAAGAGTAGAAGTGACAATAAGAAAGGTGGAAGGGTAATGGCAACAGAAGAAAAACAGATAGTAGAAGAAACTGCAGTAGCTCCGAGCAAAATGGAGTTCAGATTGATTAGCCCGACAGAGAGCGGATTTTTGAAACATATCGAATGGAACAAAGAAGAGCTGCTGGCGGCGGTCAGAAGCAAGGTTGCATCGTATGAAGGGATTGTATATACCGAAGAGACCGTTAAATCAGCAAAGAATGACAGAGCAGAGCTGAACAATCTTGTTAAGGCAATTGATGAACGCAGAAAAAAGGTGAAAGAGGTTATCAACCAGCCATACGCAGAGTTTGAGAAAGAGCTGAAGGAAATCACTGATCTTATCAAGAAGCAGTCAGCAGAGATTGATGAACAGGTAAAAGCCTTTGAGACTGCGGAGAAGGAAGAAAAGAGAGCAAAGATTATGGAGGCTTACGAAAAAGCCGTTGGAAATCTTGCAGAAATATTGCCATTTAGTAAAGTGTTCGATCAGCGGTATCTGAATAAGACCTGCAAGCTGGAATCCGCTATCGCAGACGTGCAGAAGAAAATTGAGCAGGTAAAGACCGATCTTGAAACCATTGAAAGCGTATGCGGAAAGTATAAGCTGAATGCTAAGGACATATATGTCCGTACCCTGGATTTATCAAAAGCTATGGCAGAAGAAAAACGTCTGAAAGATCTGGAAGAAAAGCTGGAAGCAGAACGTATCCAGAAAGAAAAGGCCGCAGAAGAAAGAAGGAAGGCAGAGGAAGCCAGAAAAGCAGAGGCAGAGCGCATCCGTAAGGAAGAAGAGCAGAAGGAAATCGAGAGACAGAGAAAAGCAGAGGAGGAGCGTATTGCCGCAGAGAAAGCTGAAGCAGAGAAAAAGCAGAGCGTTCCGGAAATGTCGCAGGATGTTCCGACAGAGCAGGTTGCTGTTCCGGAAAAAGAGGAAAATGTTCCAGCACAGGAAACAGAACCAGCAGTTGATCCGTTTGCTCAGGCACGGTCTGTTCCGGAAAAGAAGTGCAGAACCAAGTTCTTCGCAATTGGAACTAGAGATCAGCTGAAGGCATTGGTTGCATACATGAAGGAAAGCGGAATTAAATACGGAAAGGTGGAGTAAGGAATGGATAAATTTATGAAAGCACTGGATTTTGACAGCGATACACTGGGAAATGTAAAGCGAGATATGAATTTTGTTCTGCAGAGATTGATCGGAAACATGATGGAGAAAGGTAGTACGAATGGAAGTTTGACATTGAAAATTGATGTCAGTTTCACTCAGGAATATATTCCGAATTATGATCCTAAAGTAGAAGGCGAGAGCAGGAAAATCAATAAGCCAAGTTTCAAGCATAAAGTTACATCTACCGTGCAGATCACGGACAAAAAGGACGGCAATATGGATACAGAAATGGAGCTGGCATTTGATGAAGATAGTGGTGAGTATGTTTTACAGCCGGTAGCCAATACAACGCAGAAGAGTATTTTTGACAGTGATTATAAAGAAAATCTGAAGCCGGAGAATGAAGAGGAGTCAGAAAAAGAAGAACCGAAGGGAATCCCTCAGTTACCTGGTCCGTCAGAAGTGGAAGACGAAGACGTTATCGATGCGGAATATACAGAGACAGAGATCGACCAGGAAACAGATGAAGAACTGGAAGAGGATATTACGGACGAAATCTTGGGAGATGCAGAAGAACCGGACGATATGGATGGCTATGATTATGAAGACCCGGAGGATGAAGTATGAGAATTAAAGAGAAGAGGATGAAAAGTTTTGTCAGCAGAGCAAACGTCCTTACACAGGCCAAAAAGCAGGCAGAAGCTGTCAAAGCAGTGAGCGATGGCCTGCAGTATTATTCAAACAATGTGATCAAAGCGATTTCTCCGTATGCTGCAGCTGATGCAGGGATGATCGCTGTGGTTCTTCGTCATTTGGCAGATGAAATAGAATCAAAGAACGTAGGAGCAAAAGAATTTGCCGAGTGGCTGGATGAGCATACTAAGAAGCCGTCCCTTACAGAAACGCAGGTAGTCAAGAAGCCAAATATGCAGTAGGAGGTCAACATGGAAATAAATGTAATTAGCGGAGCGTTGTATACACAGGACGGTAAGAAAATAGCTGACGTTAAAGATTCTTCTATAATGCTGATAGATGTGCCATATAAACAGAGAACAATGGAAGTTGCGGAGAAT